AAATCTGCATCGGTATTGGGCAATAAATTGGTTTTGTCTTTGGAGTAATAATTAAATGCCTTTAGATATAAAATGGCTTGATGCATTTAAACTGCCTAAGCGGATTCAATTTGGAATTTCCCTAGCGGCATTAATCCTATTAATATGTGATTATTACGGGCTATTTCTACTTAATATTTTTGGTGAATTAGCTTATCCAATCGTATTTGTGATTTTTGTCGTCTCTGGAACAATCTCAATCGTATCATTAATAGCTTTAATTTATGAGTTCTGTGCTAGAAAACTTGAATCATATAATTATAAAAAAGAAACACTTAAAAGATTAGACCACATTTCCGCAGAAGAACTTGATGAACTTGCTAAATGCCTCATCAAAGGAACTCAATCATTTTATACCTACGTTCATAGTCCAGCAGTATCTAATCTTCAGCTAAAAGGGATGATTAGCACACCTGGCGGTCAGCATCACCGGGATTACTATCCCTTTACAATTAATGATTTTGTTTGGGAAGAAATGATTAGAAGAAAGGAAGAATTTCTTGCTAAGGATGCGGCATTTAAAGCTAATATTGCAAACAAACAGAAAGGGCGCTAAATGCGCCCTCATTACTTTCAGAATCACAATCTATAAGTTCGTATCGTGCCGCCTGTCCAAACATCCCGCTTGGCCGTTGCTATCACCGAATCATAAGCATCCATTCCGGCATCCATGAAAGCAAGAGCGAATCTGCGACCACTACCCATAGCATAATGATTATTGAATCTCAAACTGAGTTTCCAAATTACGCCATTTTCATCAATTGAGCTTCGATACATAACTTTTGATCCGGGATCATAAACGAAAGCTTCAACATCGATTCCTTCTCTGATCGCTTTCCAGCCCAGATATGATTCGATGAAATCTTCTCGGTCAGACGAGCATCCACAAATAAAAAATTGAAATCCATTGCGATCGAATCTCTTATCAACATCATCGTCTATAATCAAATCATCGCCCGATGTTTCTCTGGAGTCATAAGCAATGACTCCATCTTTGTAAGCAATTGTTGTCATGCCGCTTTATTAACCGGCTTCATTCCTCCAACCGTAGTACCAGCCGACCGCGCCATTTGATCGGCACGTTTCGGATCTTGAGTATGAATTTCCGCTTGTTTGGTCAAGTTCCACCCGGCAGCACTCCAAGGATTTTCGCCACCAAGACCACCGCCGCCACCTGAACCGGAAGAATTGCCAGATTGACTACCCGGCCACCAGTGCCGCTTTTTGGCTTGCATTTCGGTTAACCAAACATCCGCCCCGATACCAGGTGTAACGCCTACCTGATCACGGGTAACAATGCGGCCATCCTCGGTTATTTCCAGCATGCTATCAGCGTACATTAGCGCGTCGTCGTAGGCTTCGGGTAGCATTTTGGATTTTATTGCCTCAGCACGCACCGAGTCATGTATAGTGCGGCGTTTATCTTTTGCTGAGTAGTCATTCACTTGCGCTTCTGCAGCGACAAGTTTATCTTGAAGCTGTTTGTTTTCGCGCTCGATAGGTGCAAGTTTGGTACGTATCCTAGCTTCGACCATTTCATTCAGTTTGGTGTCATCGATCTTGCCGGTTGCAGATGCTTCCAATTCAGGAATGCGATCCAGGTCAGCGATGATATCGATCGGATCCCTGTCGCCAAGAATGGAATATTTTTCTTTGGTTGCTTTATGATCCAAGCGCTCTTTGGTTAACGCACTCGTGACCCTGTCGATATCGGCTTGGGTTTTCATGCCTTCCACCCCGGTTATAAGATACGATCCGTCCGATTGCTGGGTGTATAGCGAATGAAATGCTGATTCAATTCCATCGAGATTATCCACTTTGATTTTTAGTGCCATGTCGTCAGTCTCCTAGTTTAAATATTTACTTACATCCAATCCCGCACGCTCGAAAGCTGCCGCGTCCCGTTGCGCGATTTCTTTCAATGTGAGAGTTGTTCCGTCTGCATCAATGAATCTATCTAGCGTTAAATTCCCTTTGTTGAATAATTCAGCCCTGGTTTTCCCCAAGGTATCAAGCTGAAAGTCAGCCGACTGCGTCTTAAGCCAATCGCTGTAATTCAATTTGGCCGGTACCGGGCCCACCAATTCACGGATTCTTTTCCTTGCCCAGTCGTCATATTTTGTTTTTGTGCCGTATGGAAGATCATCACGGCTTTTGATTGATCCAAGATTGTTCTTCTCGGCGAATTCTTTTACCAGCAATCTATCGGTAACCGGCTTGGATGGACGTGTTCCGATATCCTGGCTTATATACATCACACGCGCTGACCGGCATCCGATGTGAATTGGAGGATATGGCCCCTCCCCTGGCTTGAATGTCTGGCCGTCCAATCCCTTGCATTGCATCGTGGTTCTGCCATCGAGCATGGCCACATATTCTTCGAGCTCAATAATATCGGCATTCATCAAACCGACTTCGCGCCGGGCATTACCGTTAATATGTTGAATAGCCGTGCGCACCATCATGTTCACTGAATTTCGGCTGTGCTGCGTAATACCGTCAGTGCCTTTTGCTTTAACCGTTCCAAATACTTGGCGCGCGACTTCTTTAGCATCCTTGCCCTGAACAATGCCCTGATTGATCATTTTATTTATCCGGGCGATGTCTTTTTCTTCGTAATCCTTGACCCAATCTTTCAGCAGCTTGCCCTCGAATGGCCTGGAAGTGACAATAGATTTCAACGTCTCCGGGCTCGGGACAACCGTATCGATAATTACCGGCGATATACTCGTAATTAAAAGCGTGTAGAACTTTGATTCTTGCTCTACGAATGACAGCGCTTCCTGGGTCAACAATGTTCCGGCTGAACTCCAAGCATCCGACCGGATTTCCTTAATAACTTCCTGCAGCCTGATCAATCGCTCCCAATCTGAACTTGTTGCCACTCGTGAAGAGTCCCCGTACTTGTTGAGTAATTTTCCGGCGATTTCGTCCTCAGTCTGATCAAGCAATTCGTTGATCTTGTTTCTGATGCCAGCCGCATAGCGCAGAACGTAGGTCTGATGTCTCAGCGCAGCGTCATACATTTGCTGATTAGAGGTTGTCATTGGTTCCCGTTCTCGCTGGAACATCATCTTCTTTGGCGATTGCGGCCAGCTCTTCATCGAAAGTTTTATCGGTCAATCCGCCCTCGCGCATCAGCTCATGAATGGTTTCGTTGGATATCGGCGCTCCCATTGTTTTAGCAGTTCGCATATCCACCACATCTCTCGCTGTAATAGTTGTGTCACCAAATTCAGTAAATGGCGTTACGATCACTTCATCCGGATTCAAACTCATCCACTCGGCCATCATTTTTAGTATGGTTTCCAGTGCTGCGCATGATGTTTTGGCAATCTGGGTAATGCTGGCCGTTTGAGAATCCTTGCGCGCTATCAATGCTTCGCCACTTTCAGATGATTTCTTATCCAGCAGCTTGAGCGCGATTGCCTCAGCTCTTTTATAGTCGTTTTCCAGCGCCAATCTTTCTTCGGTCAATCCCTGGGAATTAACGCCAATGAATTTGGCATCGCCCCCTATACTGACATCCAGAACCGCACCGGCTCCCGTTCTGACGGTTTCGTTCTCGTTTTCAATCGTTCTCATATGACCGATACGAACCAGGGTATCTTGCGATTGCATGTATAAGTGATAGCGATAATTGGCTTCTGATCGATAGATTCCCAGAACCTCATTAACAAGGCCTATGAATGGTGGAAGATCAGGTTTAGTCAAGGAATCCTTGGTGTTGATAAAAACGAAGGGGATTTTTTCCAGTGACTTCCCGATCAACTGGACTGGTCTTAATTGCGTGGAATCAAAAGTATCTTCAAATACTCCGGTTTGATAAACGGAATTGCCGGATTCATCGCCGGACAATATGCATATTCGATACATTTCCTTGGTAGTCCACTGAAGTTCGGAATCAAGCGTAGTTTTAGGTTCATGTAACACGACCATTTTGAGATTCGCCACCGTTCCGGATTCCAGAATTCCTTCATCCCAATTGATCACATACTCAGCGTCAAACATGGAGATGTAAGGCAAATCCGTGTTTTCATCGATGTCAAGCAATACCCCCAGACGTCCTGAGATTAGCTGTTCTTCATTTATTCTGCGCAAAAGTCCGTAAACGGTTTCACCCTTACGTGAAATTTTCTGAAGTATGGGCTCCATTTTCTTGGGCACCTGGATCACTGGATCTTCTCCGTGCATCACGCCGAGTGTATTTTCTACAGCTTGTTTAAAAAGATCAGGGAATCTCGCGCCCTCGATATACTTTTCATAAGTAGCTCGGCCTTTGTCGTTTTTACCCATACCATCCAGCACCTGGGCAACGGTAGGCTTTAAATAAGTAGTTTCCTTACCCTTCACAACCCGTTCACCCAGATAGAAATCCCGTGCCATCAAAATGTCGGGTAAAGAATTGTCGTAATCCGGATGTGTGTTTTTTACGCTCATAATTTTAGGTCCCGTGTGTGGTTGCTTGTTTTGCCAATAAATTGATTGGAAATTCATAATCGACCATGTAACCAATGGCTGTGGTTATATGCTGAAAGTCTGATGCATCTTCCAAGAATGTTGATCCCTTCTTGAACTGAACTGTAGCCAGTCCCTTATGCGCATAAGGCGCCTTTGCCGGATTAACAAATAGACTTCTTTTCCCGGATGCATTTAGAATCTTCGCCCTTACAGAGTTTTGACGATCTTTTATTGGCGGAGCTTGGGCTTTTACTCTTCGTTGAAAATTCCAACCATTATTTCTAAGGACGGTTTCGATTTCTGTGTAATCACTCGCATGACCATGTTTTTCACCGGCACGTCCTGCAGGATCGCCGTAGACAATCACGGCTTTATTTTGATGATTTTTGTATCGCTCCACAAACTCAAGAGCAGCTTGTCTGGCAATGGCGGAAGTGAGAATTATCTCATCCAGAATATATAGACTGTTATCTCGCAAAACAGCTATACCGCTGCTTAGCGGCGTGTAGTTAAAATCATGGTGCCACATCAAACGCTCATGAGGTTTTATTACCTCTTGAGTCTGGTTTGCAATGGAATAATCTTCATAGATTTTTCCTTCTGCCGTTTCAAAGCTGGCCTCATATTCTTGCCTGAATTGTCTTGGGCTTAATACTCGCTTTGCTGCTTCTATAACATCGGGTGGCAAGATTTCAGCAGATTTCCAATGAAACAATGCCCACAATGGATCATTTGCAGTTTCGGCATAATCACATCTATCGTAATAATGATTCATGCCTTCGGGAACACCAAATATCCAGCACCATGCACGATAATCTGGACGTCTCGGATCAACGGTATCTAAAGCTGGCATTATGTTTTCTTCCCAAGCCCCTTCTTTGATATTTCCAAACTCATCAATACCGCCACCAGTCCAGGCGCTCCCCTCTATCCTCGCGGGCTCATCCAATCCAACAACAGAAATGGTCGAGTCATTTGGGAAAAATATCTTTAAGTCTGTTTCACTTGGTTTTCTGGGAAAATGTTGCGAAAACGAAAGTATTTTTAGATCATTCCAAAATATTCTTTTGGCCTGATCTCGTGTCGGCGCACCTGCAAAGTAAGATTCCCCAGGCATGCGCATTGCTTCTTTAACAACAAATCTTTTAAACCTTTCTGTTTTTCCTGAGCGCCTTCCGGCTGGAACTACGGGGAAACGAACACCATTATTTACTGCATTTACGAGTTGCAATTGAACCGGATGGTCTTTTAACGGATACCAACGCTTTTCTTCTTTTGCAAGTAACAGCTCGTTCACGATGGCAACCTTTCGGCCAAATAAACCAGTGCTTCTGCTAATTTTTCTGTTCCTTCCGTTTCTTTATTTCTATCCTTATCCATAAACCCAAGGATTTTGGCCAAATTTTCTAGAGCCCTGTTTTTATCAGGCATTCTATATTTAGTAACTTTCCCGATCCCAACCTCGCCATTTCCAATCGATACAACTTCAATTCCCGAAATACCAGCTGCAGCAGCGTCGCTTAATTGTTTTATCGGTACCGGAGAACCATCAGCATTAAACAAGTTTCGTATGTCCATAAAAGCCAGCCTCGACATCTCAAGCACTATTCTTTCTTGAGTAACTTCAGTTTTTTTAGATAGTTCGTCTCGACGTACTCTTATTGCCTCTTGAACTGTAGTTTTCTGTAGTAGTTGATAACCTATTTCTTGTGCTCTTTTAGAAGAATATCCAGCGCGAATTGCAGCTTGCTTTGCATTAAGATCGATCAAATACTCTTCCACAAACCGCGCTTGCTTTGGAGTAAGCTTATTTTTCTTAGATGTACTCATGTCTCAATTATATTTTTTATTTATAGATAATCCACAATACATGAGAAATACTAATAATACTTTTAGACAAATTTTTTTAGCGTTTACCATCACGCCACCTGCAAATTAAGCTCACGCACTATCACAACTACGCCCGGTGTTTCGGCGTACCGTTTACGTTTTTTTACCTCAACAGCTTGAACGTCGTCTTTCCAAACCACACCGTTCATTCCGTCAAATATTGCCTTTTCAACGTTATCAATATCGGGTTTCTTGGTTGCTGCAACTTCCCCGCGCACCGCAGCAGCTTTACGTTTCAATGACCATGAAGCAGGAATTTTGACTCTTATATCCAGCTCAACAGCAACAGCACCAAGAAACAAACCGCGCCCGGCCATAGCAACCATTGCTGCATGCGCGATCAACCCCTCATAGTTAGCTGTTTTCTCCGGAGTGTATAGGGTGATAAATTTCCCTCTTTTGGCTGCGCGCGCCCTTCCTTTTCCGACCGGATCCCCTGGTACAACAAAATGCAGATCTGGATTAATCTTCACAATTAGCTCTCAAATGCAGACATGGTGCAAAAACCTCAATCCTGGCCCTTAATGGCTCACCTGGTAATAGTGGGAGAATCTCGACTGACGTCACATTTTCTAATTTCTCACCATTGCAATAAAGTTGTGTGTTCCATGCATAACCATCAGAAACAATCAGTAAATTGTCTTTCTGACAAATCATTTCTTCTTTTGATTTAATGCCGTCAATTAGCTCATGAAGTCGAATTTTTGCCATTTCAATCACATGGTCATAATTTGTATGGTTAATGCTGAGAGGTTTCATTGAGTTGATCATTAATTTAAATCCTAAGCTATTGTTTTATTGAAAAAGGACGAATTTCGTTCTTTTGTATTTTGGGAATTACTTACCAAGCATTTGCCCCAACATAAAATGCAATTGCTCAGCCATTTCTTTGCTGCGAATTGTTATCTCACCATTTTTTGTACCATTAGTTACGTTAGATATTTGAGACCAATCGCTTCCGGATGACTTTCTTACTTCCAGCTGATCATTGGATTGTTGGGCTTTCATGACATAATGTTTATTCCAGAATTCCGATATCATTTACTCAAAGCCTCCATGCCGTCCATAAACCTGTTATTGAATGAAATTGGCTTTAAATTTTTCGGCAAATAAAGCGGATGCGCCGGATGGCCTTCCTTTGTCAATCTCAAGCACATCAATTTATCCCCCAATATCTGCTTCACTTTTTCCGCGCGTCTATGA